AGGCCCTTTACAAAGGTGTTAACCTCTGCTGGTACGGTTTGTCTTGGCATCCTCTTGCTTCTCCTTTACAGGCTTGTTGTCTTCATAGAAGTCAATGGCCTTCATGGCAGTCTTAGAATCTGTGTAATTACCACGCAATGACATGTGAACACTACCACGGCCAATGGCCTTGATTTCTTTCATGGCGAATGTGCCAATGTTCTCGATACTGTACCCTCTATACTCCATTAATCATTCCTTTCAAATGTCTTGTCTCTTGGGCCTTTACGAGCACGCCGACCGTAATCCGGGTATTTAACACCACCATTGACGCGCCATTGCTTGCGAGAGAGCCATTGATTCTGTCTACGAGCTTCTTGCTCAGACTTCTGGTCTGCCACTTGCTTCAAGCGTAGCATTGCACGACTCTTGGCTTCCTCAATCAGCAGCGTGAACGCCTCGTCAGGGAGGTCTGGCACAGCATCGTCCAGATGCGTCCATGTTGGCATCATATACGCACAAGCCTGCACTTTAGAGCTCTGAATTGTGTTTTCTACAGAAGCTAGGTAGCTGTCAAATACAAGCACGTTGTCGTCAAAGCTTGTGAAGTATTCAGGGTTCTTGTCATTGCGTATAAGCAACTCTATGCCAGTGGGGTCTTGTATTACATCCACATTTGACAAATCGCTATTAAGCGCATTCTGACGACGTAGGAAGGCATCTGGCTCTAACCACTTCATTGTCTGGTAGATGCGACGATTTGGTTGGTCAGGCTTAACACAATTATAATTCACGTATACCATCTCCTTGATTGGAGACTCAAGATACATGTGAGTTGGTTGTGCTGGTGTTGTGGAGTTAACAAGATTAACTAACTTACGTGAATGTGCCCAGTTACGATTAGACATAATCGCCATGTAGGCACTACGTACAATAGAGGCGACTTGTTGAGATTCAACAGTGTCATCAATGCTGTTAACCTCGTCAGAGTCCATGTCCGACAGGATTTCCTGCGTTATCTCTAGTAGCGTATACTTCATTACACACCACCTATAAACTTACTAACAACGATAGTGGCACTTGGTACAATGCTCCAACCACCGATGGTCGGGGAGATGACATACAAACCACCGTCGTTTGCCCCAGCACCATCTCTTGCTATCTCTAGTTTCAATGTGTCACCAGAGGCCATTGTCATTGGTATGGCAGCAGAGAAGGGGAGGGTCTGTGCGGCTGCTGTGAGGGAGGCACCAGTGCTATTAAGTATCTGTGCGCCATTCTTTAATAGGCGATTAAGTACAATCGCTGTGCCTGATGCACCCGTGCGTCCAAACCGAAGGAAGATGTCAATTAAGTAGGCACCTGATGTGTTGAATGTTACCAACCCGCCAGCAGTAATAGATACATCAGCCGTTGACTGTGCAGCACCAAACACTACTTGCAAAGCTGTGTTAACAGCAGCAGGGGTTTGGTTCACACTAGAGAATGAGCTGAGTACTGTTTGATAGCCACTGGCCGTTGGCTTGTTTGCTATTTGTGTCCAGTCAAGAAATCCGAACGTTGCTGTGCCAGCACCTGTGGCAATAGGTACTTGGCCAGATGACGCAGAGGCAGCCCCTTTAATCTGGTGTAGCTGTGCATCAGGTATGTCTTTATGTTCCATAAAGCCCTCATACGAAAAAGGCGGAGCAAATGCCCCGCCCTTTGGCTTAACCTACTGCAACACGAGTGAACTTAATTACAAGCTCACCTGCTGTCAGACCTGTTTGTGAAATCACACCAGTGTTACCAGCAGCCAGTGCTACAGGAGCTGCATCAGTGGCTGCGAACACGTTTACACCACCAATGGTCAGCGCAGAGAGGGTGCCAGTGGCATCACCAGCATAGAACCCAACAACCTTAACGCCCTTAAGTACGGGGAATTTAAAGTCAATGGTGTTGGTGAGCGGGACAGCTACGCTAAACTCATTGTAGGTGCCCTCAGTCTTTACAATGCCACGGGTACCGCCAGTATTACGAGCCCCATAGAAGTTGCTGACGTTAAGGCCAGCTTTATTTTCAAAACCCATTGCAGGCTCCTATTAGTAGTTAGAGGCGGAAGTGATGAGAACGCCAAGGGTGTCTACACGCTGCGGACCCATGCCCCAACGACAACGAGTTACAAACTCATCGCGTGCACGGTCTTTATTGCGCTCACCTTCAACCTTCGGCATACGACGCCATGCAGCCATAATGGGCTTGGTGTTGTCGTCCAGCACACACATGAAGATGTTAGCTACACCGCCAGTTACGGAGGTAGTGCCATCAGAGAAGGTGCCAGTGGGCAGGCGGTTGGAGGTAATGATGTCCCAACCAAACAGCTGCATCACGAAGCGCTGACCACGAGCCATACCTTCCTTCAAAATCATCTCACCAAACGGAGAGACGTCATGAGTGATGGTTACGAGGCCGTTCAGGGTTGCTTCTACAACAGGGTCACAGATGAACACACGACCGGAGTCAGGGACGTTGGCCTTGTCGAATGCCAGACGCATTGCAATCAAATGCTTCAGAGCAAAGACGTTGTTTGTCTCAGCAGAAGCAATACGGTGTGCAAAGCCGTTAATTACGTTGGCGTTTGCGTTAGTTTGTGCAGAGTTACACACGCTCAAGAAACGAGATTCGAAAGTCTCTTGCAGAGCACGGGTGGATTCTACAGAACGTGCAGACATGAGCTGCTCAATCTGGGAACCATCTTCACGCAGGTCATCAGTTACGTACCATGCATCACCTACGTAGTTGGTAATCTGGAGACTAACTTCACCTGATTCAATCGGGTTGTACACCAGCGGGGTGTCTTCAGCAGCCTCTTGGATGGTTACAGAGCCGACAGTTTTAATGTGGAGGGTGGTGCCGCTACCAAAGTCAGAGACATTGCGGTAGAAGGTTTGTGGCAGGAGACCGTCGTGCAGGTTGTTCAGAATGAACGAGCTGTACTGCTCCGCTTCAATAAACGCTTGGCTATTGCTTGTTACTTGCATTTAATACCTCAAGGAGTAATGCCATATTTGCTGTAAATCTCTGCCTTAACCTTCCGCATGTAATCAATTTGTTCTTGGGAAGAGGCACCAGACAGCAAGCTTTTAGATGGACGCCCAACAGGCTCTTGAGGAGCTTGCTGGAACTTTGACGTGTTGACAGAAGAAGTTGTAACGCTAGTGGTAGATTGTTGTGGTGCTTGAGCAAACCACGACAGAACGGCTTTCGGCTTAGTAGCCGCCATGCTGCCAAGTTCCTCAACGCTCATACCGAGTTCAGACGCCTTAGCTGCAACCAGCTCTTTTGTCTTCTCTCCATAAAGCTTAACAAGCTCTCCTTGAACAAACTCTACGTTTGTCTGTTGTACTTTCTGCTGCTCGAACGCAGACAGTTTACTAGAGATTAACGCTTCAATTCCCTGTTCATCAATCACGCCAGAAGTGGTGGCTTGAGGCTGTTGTTGTTGAGCAGTGGTGAGCTTGGATACTACCTCTTCAACGGACTGTCGTTTGGCTAGTTCTTCACGCAACTGTGCGAGCTCTTGCTCTTTGGCTGACAACTCAGTCTTGAGTTGAGGGATGTATTGCTGTGCGTTAGCTAACCCTTTAAAGGCTTCTTCCATTGTGGAGTATTTAGGCTCTCCGCGTTCATTTAGAACCATTTTAAGCAGGTCTGCTTGAGGGTTCACATCTACAGGTGGCTGACTGGTAGGTTGCTCTGTAGAAGTAAATAGATTATCAGTCATACTTATCCTTATGTATTATATATATACTATAATATATATACTTATTATATACATTCTATTATACTATTTGAATCTTCGATTCTATACTATATACAATAGTATATACCCCGATTTTTTAAGAATCTGGACAGATTTCTTTAATCTTTCTTACTGGCGTCTTCTAGCAAGCTCTTCACCTCTTCCAGCGCACGCTGGTATCCTGTGGCGTCTGCTTGCTTTAGTGCCCAGTTTGGGGAGTCGTAAGACTCAGAACTACGGGACGCCCTAACAGAGCTATTTAGTTTGGCGTCCAGCATTTCTGCCAGACGCTCCCTAACCATCTTAGACGCCAAAAAATTAGAGCGGAGCTCCTTTTTAACACTGGCGTCCTTAATGCCGCTTAACCAAGATGTCTTCATGAAGTGATGTCCTGTGGAACAGCAGCTTCCATTTGCAAGTCTTCTTGTGCTTGGTTCACCAAGCGTTGAGTCTCTTGCTGCTCAAAGATGGCTGCATT